ACCTTCTGCATGAGGGTCTTGATATCTTCGCGCAATTGCGTCAAGGTTTTCATCGGTTGTCTCCTTAAGCCTGTCTGGGGGCTATTATTTCAGCCCGAATTAATAATTCATGAATTGAACCTTTTCTTGCTGGCTTGGGAGACTCAACATCCCGTTGAGGCACTTTGGCTTTTGGAGGATTGACCGCTGGATCATCATCCCGAAGATCCACGGTATAACCCTTTGCAAGAATTCCCTTTGCCTGCTTTGAGCTGCATCCAGCATCCCGCAAGATGCGCTCAAGTTCTCTCTCGCTTGGTAAATTCCGATATCTGTTGAAAATCTGGGGCATATGTTTAAATCCCATCTTATTCATTGCGGGAATGAATTTGCCACAAGCTGCCATATCCATTTTTTCCCCTACGACATCTATAAATCCGGCTTCTTTGGCTTCATTCGCGTCAAACCACGTTTCCGCATCTAGCAGTGTTTTGATTTCCCCCTCGGGTTTTCCGCTCTTTGAAGCATAGGCCCCAACCATCGTATCCCGGATCTTGTCAAGGATATCTGCGGTTTGTCGCATATCCTTGGCCTCGCCGATAACAAGACCGGATGGATTGTGCATCATATACAAAGCATTCTCTGCCATGATTACTTGTTGTCCAGCAAGAGCGATCACGGATGCAATAGAGGCTGCAAGGCCGTCAATATAGCTAGTCACGCTTGCGGAATGACGTTTGATTGCGTTATAGATAGCTGCTCCATCAAATACTTCTCCACCTGGGCTATTAATATGCATATCAATCTTGGGACTTTTGATCGCATTGAGTTCGGCAATGAATTCTTTTGCGCCTATTCCCCAAAGACCGATTTCGTCATAAAGCCATATCTCCGAGATGTCTGCCTGATTTTTGATTTCATACCATTTCATTTTTAAATCCCTTTCGCCCGAAGAAGATTTTGATTCGGATGCCGATTCAAAGGAACCGCCTCGCGATTTGCAATGGGATCTCGCGGCGGATTCGGTCCATATCTTTTTGTCATATCGAAGTGCTTGAATTTCCGAGACTTCCTCGCCATCTTTTTTCTTCCAACCAAATATGACATCAATACATTTTTCATCATGCTTTTGTTGGCAATTTTCCCTCGTAAACCGGTCATACTGACCGGGTTCCTTCAAACGTCAACTGTGCTCCGATGGGAAGGGCATCTTCTTTATCTCCGTTTGTTTTGTCTTCTGGTAATCTTGGATTAAATGGTGAAGCTGGATTTAATTGTTCTCGCGGTTTTTGAGATCTTCCAATCTGACTCAAAGGAATCATATTGAGCGGGACAAATAATTCATCTGCAAGAGGATTAGGGTTCGGTTCCATATCTTCTTTTTCTCTAATTTCATTTTGAGTAATACTTCCAACATTCCAAAGTGCGCGGTAGAAATTGCCCCTTGCAGTGGCATCTCCGCGCAGGAGACCTTCAACATTGTGTTTAAAGAATAATTTTTGGGTTGTTTGCTCGTTTAGATTCAAAAGCTGAATGTTATAATTTGATTCAAGGCGGATGAGCCAAGGGAGAATTGAATCGGTTACAAAAGATATTTGCTCTGATTCGATATTATTGAAACTTGATTTTGTTAAATCCTTTAGTTTGTGGGGAGGAAGATTGAACCACCGGGCTATCTCGGGAATTTGAAACTGTCTCGATTCCAGGAATTGCGATTCATCGGGTGGAATCCCCAATTTTTCAATTTTCATTGCTTCTTCTAGAAGCAAAAGCTTGTGGGATTTCCCAAGGCCAGAATAAGCATCAGTCAAGGATTTTTGTAGGTTATCGTGGGCAGGCTGTGACAATTTTCCGGGATGACTCACTATGACACCGGGATGGGTCCCTTGTCCAAAATAAAGAGACCCAAAAGTTTCCATGGCCATACCGAGCCCAATTGATTTCCGGGCCATTGCAATGACTGAATATCCTAGAAACCCATTGAATCCGAGGCCGGGAATGTGTAAAATCCGTTCCCTCGGGAGCCTAATTTGTTCACTATCAACGGTAATGCGATAGGATAGGATGCCTTCCTTCATTTCCGGTGTGCAGCGGTTAGGAGGAATCGGCCATAGTTCGCTGATCTGCCCGATGCCATTTCTTACGATTTCTGAATATGAATTTCCCCAGGTGAGAAGATGGGCCATACTCACTTCGCGGGCTACCATGGCCGTCATATAGGGATTCGCCTGAGCATACATTACCCGGAATAAAGGCAATTTGTCGGCGAAAACCTTAGTTTTCTGGGATTTTTTGAATAAATGGAGGGGAAGAGTTGAAACCGTTCCTGAATATAATGTAATAGCATTCCATACCGCAGAATAAGTGAGTGCAGTTTCTTCGGTGATGTTTTCGCCAGCAAGTGATTGCGAACCGATCAACCTCCATAGAGAGGGGTTCCATGCTTTTTCATCGGTCACGCTGAGATTGCGGAAAAAGGGAGATTGCCTGATTCGCCCGACTATACTCATTAATTCCGCCCTATAAAGAGGCCAATCGCCATGAGTAGGACTCCGCAAATCGTAAAGGACACCCAGGGCACAAAAAGAAAGAGGCCATAGCCAAGTAAGGCTAGGCCTCCGAAAAGGAAAACATCCGGTATCATCCCGGAAATCTTAGAGAGATAAGGGAATCCCTTCATTTGGGGATATTATGATGGGATAATAATAGTGGTTGTAAAGGGATAAGTAGTGGAGGGGCTAAATGAGGCGGAAATGATATGAAATTAGTAGAAAACCTTACGTGATTTTGGGGTTTTCATTATACACTTTAATATTTCTCTTAACTTTTATTCGGCATTTTAAAACAGAATCACGTAAGATTCTAACCGTTCCAATTATCTTTTCGGTTTCAAGGTATCCATGTGTGATCCATAGCCTAATCGTTCTTTCTGTTACGGAAAAGAAATTTGCTACTTCATCAACTCGCAGAAGTCTTTTGTTAGGAAGATCGGGTGGATCAGTCATCTTCATTGCCTCCTTGATGTTTTGATGATTCCGGTTGGGTTTTTCATTCCATCCCCGAATAAGAAATATTTTTCCCAAAATTGAATACTATATTCTTTTAAAATTAAATCCTCAATCTGCTTTTTTGTTAGACAAGGGTTAATGATTTTTTCTGTAAGCTCTTTGATCCTTCGGTCTTGATCTTTTTTTACTTTAAGAAGGAATCTATCTAATTTATTTTTTGTCTTAGTTTCCGCCTTGCAATCAATCAGGGCCATTTCATCTCCTTTCGGTTAACAAGAGATATTACAAGGAATCAAATTCCTCTTGAAGTTTTTTAACTTCAGTTTCCGCTGAAGCAATTAATAAAACAATAAATTCCTTTAATGGAAATCCCTCGGGGAAATAAATCTTGTCTCCATAGGGGCTTTCCAGAAATATCTCATCCTTGTCGAATTTTTTTTCAATCAGATGAATAAACTTTAAATTTTCTTTGGCCCTCTTCAATCGGCCAATAAGAATATGTGCCTTTTCTAATTTTTCCTCATCCATAAGTTCTCCTTTCGAGTTTTATTGGGCGGAGATTGCTCCCCGCCGTTTGAATTAATTTAATTTAACAAAATGTGACCGAAGGAAATTCAATCTAATTTAATTAAATCAACCTCAACGAAATTTATTCTATTCAGATTTCTTTAACCATAAACCTCCCATATTCCGGCCTTCTGGCCCCGATTCCTACATAAAGGCCGCCGATTGTTAAGACTTCTAATATTTTAGCTTTTGGGATAGAATCTTCAGTCATATTCAAGGTTAATTCTGCCTCCCATTCCTTAAAAGCCACCCGAGGATTGAAAACCATCTGCCCATCTTTACGGATAATCGGATCGTTATAGACGAAATCATTTTCCTTAATCGGTTTGCCTTTTCTGGTCATCTGAATTTCCTGGGCATCGCAAAAAACGCAAGCCTTCATAAAATTGGCAATATTGGCTTTACCAAGTTTCACTTTCATTCCGGCTCGGAATTTCAATCCATTAATCTGGCGAGCAGGAATATAATAGCCGGTCTCGTTTTTATATCCGGTTTTTTCGGCGTTTGCTTCTGCTTTGCCGATTCTGGTTTTGCCCGACCCTCCCTTCACATCCTCAATAATGCCAATCGGATTATTTTGGATGTAGGGAGACAAACTCGTCAACCGATATTTTACTTGGTACATAATCCCCTCCTTTTGAAATTTGATTTAATTGAATGTAACAAAAAATAAGCGAAGCCAAATCAATGCAATCGAACGTAATCAAATCCAATGTAATGCAATTCTTTCTTCTCAATTATTTAAGTCATAATGCCTCCTTTAGGGAATTTGATTTAATCAAATTTAAATCAACTGAAAATAAGGCAACATAACTCAAGCCAAGTCATTTCTTCTCAATCATCTGAGGCATTGAGGCCCGAATATACTTCTCCCGTTCCTTCGGGTCTTCATAAACCATCTTGACGGCAGTTAGAAAATTGTTTTCCCGATTCGCTTCTGTAGCCATCATTGCCACATGAACCTTGCAGGCTTGTAGCGCGGTTTGAACCTTCTCGCTTCCGGCCAATTCACCCCTGAGATATTTTTCAACAAGACCCTGTCCCAACTCCCAATTCTTTCTTGATTTCTCTGAATCCTTTTGCATTGTAACCTCCCCTTTAGATTTTATTAAATTGAATAAAGTTTAATCCAAAAGAATGAAAAAAAATATAATTCAATTTAACATATTCATAGGTTTATCACCCCCCTTGTTTCGGCTGGTAATGGTAATGCCGGTTGAAAAGGCTGATCGAGTTTGGCATTCTTGCTAAGATTCTTTTCCGCTTCCAGTGGTTGAAGATTCTTTAATGACCAGCATCTTTTGAAAT